TCCATTAGCGATAAGTTCAGCGTTGACAAGCAGCCCGCTATTCAGCATTTCGGGAATTACAAACTGAACTTCATCAGGGCTGTAATGAACGCAGAATATTGTAGTTCTTGATCCTGTGGTTCCGCTAAGTTGGGTTACTGCACTGTTGGCTTTTGCGATTTGATGAAATCCTTTGAATCCGTCGGCAACGCCAAAAGTAGCATTATCCCCATAAATCGCAGACTGCTCAAACTTCTGCAGAACTGAGCGGATATAAGCGTTTGTTCGGTTCGGTTGATTCAGGTATTGAGCAATTCCACCCCATTTCTTGGCAATATTCATATCTACGGAAGCATACGCTCCAATTTGCGGCAAAGTAAGAGAGGCAAGAATCTCTCTTCCGCTTGATGGCACAATTGACCCGTTGACGGCTCTTACCGCAGCTGTCGGGTCATCAGCAGCAACGGGATATTCGTGGCGCAAGTGATCGGAGCTAAACCCAACCTGGGCGGTTTCCAAAACACCCAAGTATTTGATTAGGTTCCCGATTACTACCTGTTGAGGTGATCCTGCCGTTATGGCAAGTTCTTGTAATGTCGGCATGTTTAATTTCCTTCTTTGAAAAATTTGAATTGTTCAGGTGGATTGGCTTTGTTTATTGGTGCTTTTCCACCCGCATCTTTGGTTTCGGTGGTGAAATATCCTGTGGTTTCCAAAAGCTCATAAGCAGACAGGTTTTGTTTGATCTGGTCAATGGTCAGCTCTTGCCCTTCCGGTGCAAAGGTGAACTTCCCCTTGACCTTTTCCGCTTTTTCGTATAGCTTAGAAGTCTTATCCACGAGAATGTTTTTGGACTTGGTTTCCCAGTCTGCTTTCAGCTTAGCATCCGCAGCAGCTTGAGCATCCTGGAATTGCTTTTCAATCGCCTTAAGCCGTTCCAGTTCTTTCTTAGCTTCAGGTGATTGGTGTTTTTCTACTTCAGCCTTAGCGGTTTCAAGTTCAGCTTCCTTTGCTCTCAATGATTCACGGTATTTCTTTGCTTCGGCATTGGCAGACGATAAATCCGAAAGCACTGTCTGGGCTTCACGCTTGGCATCTGCCAGAGCGGAAGTAAGCTCACTGTCTGCATCCGCAGGAAGTTTGCTTGCAATCTTATCCAAGAGTTCCTTAAGTGCCATAGTGTTCTCCTTTTTATTCTTCTGTATCCACAGAAATTGATTTCCAGCCGTCAGTATTGCTGATGGTGCATTCCTTGAACGCTACCCATAGCTTCCACGGATCACTTTCGGTGTCCATAATGCGTTTACCCTGAGTTGCAGGGGTTCCGTCAACACCACCAGATAGCTTGGCAGCTCCGGCAACGGCAAGTGTCCCTGTCGCTCCCGTGATTGTAGTCTCAACCAACGCTACCGCTGCGGGAGTTCCGTCTAATGCAGTCTTGACGTTGGCTGCGGTGCTTGTGATTCCTTCACCATCGCTGGCCAGCGTAACATTAATGGCAGTTCCGTCAACCACAACATCTATTGTTTCGTTCAAAGCTTCTGGATCGATCAGTGTTACGTTTATGGTATTGCCAGCTTCGCCTTTTGTTATTGCAGTGAAGTCAAGGCTTATCTCGGTATCAAGCGTAATGCTGTCGGTGGCGGCAACAGCCATTGTTGGGGGGCTGGTTTCCTCAATTTTGATATCCTCTAAATCCTCAACCTTCCCTTCCAGAACAGTAGCCCTGTCAAGCAGACCTGTATCTGCTGTCTCTACCTCAGTTTGGAGCAAAGCCAAATCGTCTGTTATGGTGCTTTCTGTGCTTTCGGGGTCATAATCGCCAACCTGCTCCTGCAATGCGGTAAGCTCGGATTGCTCCTCTGCGCTGATAAAGTCGTTCAAATCGGACAGCGGAACTAATTCCTGCCTACCCGCCCCAGTGGTCTTGACCACAACGAATGTATCATCATTCCGTAGTGCCATGTTTATCTCCTATTATTTTTTCGTATTTTTTAATCAACATATCTTTAAGGCCGTAAATTTGGTCTAATAGCTCATCGGCCATTGCTATGTCTATGCACTGCATGCGCAATCCGTAAAGCTCTGTTATTTTGTCCTTTATCTGCTGAACCGTCATTTTATGCCTTTTTCATAATCTTCTTTGGTTATTTGAACAAATACGTGCCGGCAATTCCACGCCCTTTCGTCTGCCGTTCTGGCCTCGAATTCCATGCGCTCAGCATCGGTAAAATATTGCTGATTCAAGCCCTCGATACAGGCGTCTCTTGTCCTGTCATCTTCCGGGCCCACATACTCCCAAAACAGTTCATCATCATAATTTTTGGCAGCTTCGTCTTGGACTTGCTGAATCCACTTTGCCCTGCTTGTGTATGCGTAGGTAGTGGCATACTTTTGCAGTTTGCTTTCCAGCATGTTGCGAATTGATTCAATGAATACTGCCTCGTCAACACCGGTTAGCGCATAATTCATGAGCTCTTGGTGCAGTGAATTGACAAAGCCGGTGCTTATATTCTGGAACTGGGCAAACTCCAGATTCTGGAAAGCCGCCAAGGCTTCGGAGCTTTGTTTGCTGAACTGCGTTGGTAATCCTTTTGCAGTTCGCAAGCTCTTGACTTCAGCTATCAATTCCCTATCCTGCTCTATGAGATCACTAACAAGGCTTAAATAACCGCTCTGTTGCAGGGCATCAACAAGCCCGCTATAAAGCTCTGGAGCGTAGCGAATCCGCTCATCTGCGTTAACGCTGAACATATAGCCGCTTCTGGCCGTCTTGATTATCAATGCCTGAAAGCGGTTTACAACCTGCCTGAGGTTGGTTTCAAACTGGATTCCCTGCTGCTCTGCAAGATTAGACACGGTTCAAATCCTCTGGAGTGATAGGCCGGACTGTTCCTGCATTATTCTCGGCCTTGATTCTGGCAGCTTCGGCTATGGCTTCCTCTTGAGTTAGACTCGGATTGTTTTCACGAATAGCATCAGGCAAGCTCATTAGATTAGCGTTTATCTTGGTGATCTGGAGCGTAGTAGTTTCAATCGGGTTGGCAGCGAATTCCTTGTCAATGTAATTGAAATACACGTCAATGTCAGTGGGGAATCTGAAATCGCTGCTTGATATGGAATAGCAAAGCATCATGTTTTTGACAAGCTGGACAAGCTGAGGGCGGTAAACTTCCTTTTTCAGTTCGTTAGCTTCCTCAAGGTCTTTTTGCGTCAATCTCAATTGATACCCTGAGCTTACCTTGCTGGCATCCTGATTGAAGGCATCAGCAGATAGTCCAGATTCCTTAGCATAGCCTACCTTTTTGCCCTCGATGATATCAGAGACGTCTTTCAGTTTCGCATCAGGAGTAATGTAATAGGCTTCTGCGTTGCTGTTCCCGCTAAGGCTATTGTCGCTGAGATATAGCCGTCTGGTTACTCCAGTAATGAAATCTTTTGTCTGGTCAAGACCTCTCGTAACCAGCGTGGAGAAGGCTTGATAATCCAGAGCAAGGTCAAGATTGCTTGCTCTGAGATTGACGTTGATGTTTCCGTCAACAATCGGGTATCCGTGGTCAACCCAAAAGCTGTCAATCTCCAACAAGCTCGATAACCAGACAATAGGGATATATCCGTATTGGTTTGGGATCGGCGGCTTTATGGTCTTGATTTCTTTGAAATTCTCGTTAAGCGCAACCTCAGAATAGCCGTCAGCAGTCCACTTAGCGTATACGTTTACAGGCGTTGCCAGCCTGCTGTCCGTATCCCTGCCAATCACGTAATAGACAATCGTGGCCTTCGTGGGGTCTTGCTCATCAGCAACCACGAAGCACTTGTCAGGTGTAATTATGTCAATCACTACCCGCTTGTCAGTTTCGTGCCAGTGCTGGCATATCCCCACCTTTCCGGTAAGCTCTGCCATGCGGTCAGAGACCAGCAGCTTTTTCCAGAACTCAGAGCGGTCAAGTAATTCCTGAAACCGCTGCTGTAAGGCTTCGTTATCCGTGTCAAGCTCAACCTCTGGAGGCGCAAGAAACAGCATGGCTTTTTTGTCTATTATCCCTCTAGTCAGATTCGAGGTGCTAACATAATGCTGTATGTCCTGCCAGGTATTGGGATAGATAAGCGAAACCAAGTCCAGCATATGCTGTTTCTGCCTGCCATTGTAAAAGTCTATCGCCACAGCCGCTTCTTTCATGCGCTGCTTTTCGTCTTGCGTTTTTGCCTGAACCTGAGCTTTTGCTACGAGGTCAATCATATCTCTTTGCCTTTCTGTTTCGTAGTTTCAATTGTATGAACCGCTATCACGTTGCGCATGGCATCGCTTATGTGGGTAAGCATAGTGCCGTTTGGCTTCTCTATCTGTCCATGCTCATCAGTAACCACTTGCTCAAGGTCTGCGATCAGATACTTGCAGCATGGGTCAATATGCACTCGGTTATGCGCAAAAGCTCCATTTGCGTAGTTGAGCGATCTGCGTTGCGTGATCCCGTGAATAAACCTAAGGTCAAAGCCTTTGCGCTGCAATATCTGCATATCGCTGGTGTCGGCTGCGGTCTTTCGTGATATTCCAGTTGGGTCAGGATAACAGATTATTTGCCTTCCTTGAAAGTCCGCCGCAATCAAATCAGATAGCAGGTAAGTGTTAGAATTGCGCAAATAATACTCGTAAAAGAAGTAAAACTCATTGTCCTTGATATAGCCAACTGCTGCAGTCATGGGGTTAACGTTGAAGTCAATCCCTATGCAGAGTGGAACGCTTGCCGGTGGTGTCGCTACGGCGTGGACGTGCAGATCACGCTTGAACGCATAATGCGCTTGCATGCTGTTCAGGTTGACGAACTGTCCTTCAATGTAAGCCTTGACCATCGCCTCGTCATAAGTGGCTTTGATGTCCTCAATGTAGCTGGTCGATAGGAAACTGTTGTCCGTGGTCTTAGCATGGATTATTTTGGTGCCTGGATTCGGATTGTTTTGCAGCACTTCATAGCAGGTTGAAAAGCCTTCTGGACTGCTAACAATGAATAGCTGTGAATCCTTGCGTCCCCTGTTTCGTTCCCGTAGCTTGCGGATTGCCATCATGCCTTTTGGCATAGGTAGTGTGTCGATCTCGTCAGCCCCAACATCTGTATAAGTATCGCCAATAATTCGCTCAGGAAACTGTCCAGACTTCAAGGTAATATTGCCATAAGGTGTCTTGATTATCAGCTCAGATTGGTTGGCTTGATAGGGAATCATTGCATCGTCAAGCAGCTCGCAAAAGGGATAGAAAAACAGGCTCTTGCCCATTGGAAAGGTAGGGTAAAGAATCCCAAGATTCGCCTTGCCACTTGCACCAGGACGGTTGATAAGTGCATAAAGAGCTTTGAATAGAAAGCTCACCGTCTTTCCAGAACCAAGTCCTCCTATAAGTCCGATTGTCCTATCCGTGGAGTTCAGGAAGTCCCACTGGTGGTCAAGGAAATGCTCTTGGTGCAACTCAATCGCTGGCTTATTCATTGCTCTCTGCTTGCTTGTGCGGTTTCAAGACGATTGTGGGTTTGCTTTCGTCTGTCTCTGGTATTGGCTGGTCTGTCTGCCCTAAATACTGCTTGCCAAGCCAAACTAAAAGGGTAGGATTATGTTCTTCAATCCCTGTCTTGACCTGAGCTTCGGACAGTTTCATCTTCATTGACGAAAATCCTTTTTTATATGCCTTGGAAAACTCAGAATCTTCGTCTTGCATGGCAGCTCGGATTGTATCTACGTGGCAGCCGATCTGCTCAGCCA